CTGTATAGACTGTGGGTTCCCATCCTCTATCCATAAGTCTTTGTCCAATCTGTTGACGAGAGGCAATGTTAAAAGGTATTTCTTTTGTCTTTGTTTTTAATTCAATAATCGTTGGCTCAAATATTTTTAATGACCATTGTTCTAACTCATGTAACTCATCACTAAGTTGAGCATTTAATTTTATAGCTTCTTGTAAGTTCAAAGCAAATCCATTTTCTTCCTGTTGATCTAATAATTGTCTAACCTTGTATTCTAATTTTAAAGATTGTAAAGAAAAATCTGATCCCTCTTCTTCTAAATATTTTGCAAGAGTATACGTTATTTCTGCATCTTGTTTACAATAATCTAACATTTCAGGTGTGTATGTTTTAAAATCTTCAACATCCTTTTTAAGTTTTCCTAATCTTTTTCCCCATGCTCTTAAACTATGACCATCTTCTCTGACAGGTTTAAACAATTGAGATTCAAGTAATGTATCTCTGATCTGTGTAGGTTTAATATCTGCATTGGTAAACTTATTTAATAATGGTGCATCAAATGAAATACCATTGTGCATAATAAAATGGTCAATCTTTTTAGACCATTCACCAAATTCTAAACAGTTATCTTGTGTCCAGGATTTTACTTTTCCTGTGTTATAACACTTGGCAACGATACAATGTATCTTTGTTACATCTTCTTTTAATCCATCTGTTTCTATATCAACTACTGCTGTTGTCATTTTTTTCATCCTCTTCTATTGCACCACACCAATTACATTCCTCATCTTTACCAACAGACATTTCTGTTTCTTCTTGTATACAATAGTGTTTCCACATTTCTGTTTTACTCATACTGAAAAACTTTCTCCACATCCACAACTAGATGTAGCATTAGGGTTTGTTATTCTAAGTGAAGATCCTGCTATATCACTTACAAAATCTATAGTTGTATTCATTACACTTAATGTAGCAGTAGGATGAATATATAAAAAACCACAATCTAAATTTACCATGTCATTGTCTTTCATATCTTCTTCTTTCTTTGTTATTAATTCCCATGCGTACCTTAATCCTGCACATCCACCACCATCTACTGCTAACATTACACCTTTAGCATTACCTTCAGTAATTATTTTAGATAAATGTTGATCTGCTTCTTTGGTTATTGTTACTACCTCTGTCATATTCTTCTCCTTAATCTTTATTTTATACTTATTTCTGCATCTGTTTCAATCCAAACTTTAGCACCACAATATAAAGGTTTATTAGGGCTGTAAATAACTCTACTACTTCCTAATATTTCTACTCCATGTGCATAGGTATTATCTTTATAAGTTTTTATAGTTAGAACAGGTTCATTCTTATTATGTTTGGCATTAGATTTTATTTTAGATTGATTAACATGAATTCTTTTTTTCATACTCCACACATCCCATCACATTCATCTACTAAACCATTACCCTCAAACAGTTCTATTTGATTTTTTACTTTTGATTTTTTTAAATCAACTTCATCTAAAGGAATACGTTCTGCATGAAGATAAACTTTATCATCTGTTTTAGTTCCAACTCTAATAAGTTTATCAAATTCTACAACCTGCTCCCACTCTTCAGGACTTTCAGTTTTTAAATGTTGCCATTCTGTATTAGTTTTATACGGACAAAAAGTACACGCTGATCTTGGTGGAACTCTATCATAGTATTTAGTAAACCATTCCTCACAATCTTTTCTTTGTATTTTTAAATCAACTAATGGATAAACATTAGTAATCCATTTGATTTGATTGGTACGCATACGAAACATTTCATCATAAGAAATACCCATTAACATCTCAACATTAGTTCCTTCTTTTCTATGTTGACTTTTCTTTAATCCTAAAAGTTTCCTTACTTTTTGATTAACAGGATTGATTTTATAATTACTTGTGCATTGCCTTCGCATCAATCCTTTCTTTTTAGTGATAGAGTTTACAGTAAACAGAGGTATTGTTAAAAATTTATATTGTCCTATACCTTTAGCACTTTCTATAGTATCTTGTTTTAAATCACCAAAGGATACTCTATGAATTGGATAAGAAAGTTTAGTTTCTAACCAACCTAACCAATCATAAACTTCTTTAGGTTCTCCTAATGTATCTGCAAAGATAGCACCATCTACCATAGGTAACTCACCTCGTTCAATCATTAATGCTAGTGTACTGCTTTGTACTCCTGCTCCTAAAGAAAGTATACGCATCTTTAAAAATCCGTATCTTCTCTAAAAGGATTATCAACTTGTGTCATTCTTCCTGTATCCTTATTATAATGTAGGTAACAAGCCACACCTGTTTCCCCTGTATATCTATTTTTTAATATACGAATGGTAGTTGTATTAGCAAGTATTTCATCATCTGATTGTTGGTTTCTTTCCATTGCAATTACACTATCAGATAGATGAGCAATGCTTGCAGACCCACGAAGATGTGATAAAGAAACTTCTTTTCCTTCTTCGTGTCCTCTATCCCCCGTAGGTCTGCGTAGGTGGGAAACGAGTAATAAACCTATCCCTGTTTCCTCTACCAATGATCTTAGTTTAGTCATTAAAATATCAATAGACTTTCTTTCATCACCACCATCTTCTTGTCCTGATACAAGGATAGATAAGTGATCCAAGAATATCCATTTACAATCTAAAGACTTCGCCATGTATCTTATGCGACTTAAAATTTCATCATTACTTACTGAACCGAAGTGATCAAATACAAAAAATCTTTCAGTTCCTATTGTTCTTTTTTGCCAATCTTCTAATTGTTCTCTTGTAAATTTATTCCGTACTTCCTTAATATATAATCTAGCATCAGCCTCAACAGACATAAGATTAAATGCTGTGTTCTTAATGTTTTCTTCTAGTGCTAGAATTCCTATATTATCCATTGTGTTTTTCATAATGTGATACATAAGTTCTCGCATGACTGAAGACTTACCCATACCTGCACCACTTGTAAAGGTTATAAGTTCACCTGTTCTCATACCATAAGTTTTAATATTCATATCAGTCCAAGGAAATAAAACAGTTTCACAATACTCTTCTTCATACAGAGATGCACCTAAATCTTTAAGATTTATTATTCCTGCAGGTGTATAGGGTTGTGCTTGCCAAAACTCATTAGTAAATTGAACAGCTCTTCCCATCTTTAAATATTCATTGGCATCTTTTAAAGTTAATTTCATCACCTTACATTTGTTTGGTTCAAATAACTGTGCAACCTGTTGAGTAGCTTCTTTACCTTGTGCATCATTATCAAAACAAAGAACAATAGTTTCAAAGGACTGTAAATATTCTAGAAATTGTTTACAATTTTCAACTGCACTATGAACACCATTCTTAATTGAAATGGCAGGATATTTCTTTCCCATCATTTGATATACAGACATGGCATCTAGTTCACCCTCTGTTACAGTAACTATTTTTCCACCTGAGTTAAATAAGTTTTGACCAAAGAGTAAGGCATCACTCATGTTACCCTCACTCCAAATCTTTTTACCCTCTACCTGTCTTATCTTACTTGCTATATGGCTACCATCAATATTATAATATTTATATATGTGATGTGAAATACTTTCATTATCTTTTTTAACAACAGTATCATATCTTTTAACAACATCTTCGTCTATTCTTCTATCAGGTATGGCACTAGTAATTCCTTTCCAAGATAAATCTTTTTTATCAGTTATGTTAATTATTTTTTCTGTTTCCATTGTAAAATCCTTATCACCTTTGAACCATTTTCTACAGGAAAAACAAAAGGCATGACCATCAGCATGAATATTTAATCCCTTACTTGATCCACATGATCGGCAATGTTCTCTTCTTATCCATTCTTTAGCCATTATATTATATTCCCTATATAAAATGTTATATGTCTTGATATATTTAAATTAATAATTATTAATATTATAAATAATAAATATAATATATATAATAATATATATAATAGTATATTACTACATTTATTATATTTTGTCAAGAACTTTTTTCACTCAATCTAAATCCTTTAACGCATTTTTAAAAAGATTACTAGCAAAATCTACACGATCTCCCATAATATCTTCTACATCTTGTCTAGCTAATCGCTTTGCCTCTTGATCTTCATAGCCCTCTCTTTTATATTCTTTTACAAATCTTCTATACTCTGCTCGTTGTTCTCTATCCCACATTTGTCTAGTCATCTGATTTTTTCCACCAAGTTTTTACATGAACTCCATTGTCAAATATTTTTACAGAAGTTTTACTTTTCTCATAGGTTATAGTTCCTAACATACTCCATAAACCCTTATGTGCGTTTATAAATTCATCAGGTGTCTTATAAACTTTATCTTTAAGTGTCATGTTTTTTCTCCGTTACATGACTAGCATCAGGGTTTTCATTATCCCATCTTTCTAGGTTTGCCCAACCTGTTGCTGTTGAGTAACTATAAGATGGGTCATTCTTTGCTTTCTCTATGTGTAACTCTTCTGTTAATTTATTTATTCTCATATAGGAATTTTGTAATTGTCCTTGTAAATCTTTTACATTCTTTCGTAAGAGTTCTACCTCTTTTATTTTATTCATAGCCATCTCTTTTCCTTTCATTAATGTACTGCAACAACTTCAACATTTTGTGCTACTGCCATTTCTTTTTCTATTCCCCACTCTTCTAATTTTTTCCAAGCTGATGCTTTATCCACAAAATAAACAGGGTGAAAGGGTGGATACTCATCACAAATTTGGTCAATAGGGTAGCGAGTTTCCCATGTCGTTTTATCAAGCCTGTGTTTTCTTTTATGTTGAATTATTAAAAACATTTAGACAAGTCTATCATATAACTGTTGTACTTGACTTTGTATTTCTCTAATAGCTTGGTCAAGTTGGTCAAGTCTTTCTAGAATTAATTGTTGATTAACTAATGTTGTTGGATTTCTTTTATGCCATTCATCAAGCCCTTGATAAAAACTATTAATATCTTTTAAAGATACTTTTCTAACATCATCAACTCCATTACCCTCACATATAGATTGTTGTATATCTGTTGGTATTTCTTCATAGTATTTATATTCTTTTAACATTCTCTTTCCTTTCCTTGTATTTTATTATACCATAAATCTATTTAGTTTGCAAGTTTATTTTATTTTCTCTTTATAAATATAGTGTCTGCGTAAACAACTTCTAACAAAATCATAGTGTCTTCTATATATTTTTTGTGCTTTAGGTAATCTCTTTCCATCACCCATTATGTCATGTAAGTCATGGTAACTCCATTGCATAGTGGAATTACGAAACATTTCTTCAGCTACCTCTCTTACAAAACTTTTAAAAACTTCATTGTCTAGGGTTACATGGTTATCTTCTGTAGGTTTAACTATTGACATCTTTATTCTCCTCTACAAATTTATTTAAATATTTTGTAACAAAATCTTCAATACCCTTACTATGATAATGTTTAACTTTAAATCCTTTATAGGTACTCCAACGACCAGTATTATAAACATAGCCATATTCTTCTTTATTATTATTGTATATTGTTATAATACTATTACTTTTTCTAGTATCTTTAAATTTAATTTTATTATCTTTAAGATACTTAAATACATCTTCGATAGTTTCATTAGTATTTCTTCTTAACCCACCATTCTTCCAGAAATATTCACTCATCTTCATTCTCCTTTCTAATCTCTATATCCAAACATTTCAACATCTTTACCCATTATTTTACGACAACCTGTAGGCATCTCATCACATTCAGGATAAGATGGACAACCTAGATGTGGGTCAATCCATTCTTTCTTTTTCTTTTTTGGTTTTCCTTTTAATCTTCTAATGATACCACTATCTTCATCATATCTATCAAAAAAGTGAGTATCTTTATCTATGTATACCATGTCAACATATATACGTACTCTATTATCTTGATAAACAATATCTTTCCAATAATTCATATATCTTCTTGCTTTTTTTTCTGATATAAAAACCATATGATAATTTTGATTTTCCTCACGTGTGCAATAATATACTTCACCAGTTTGCATACAAATATTTTTTATTTTATATGCTATCATCTACAATCTCCTCAATTTTATAATCTTCTATAGCTTGGTTTATAGCAGTAATTTTTTTTCTATCATCAGGAAAATAAAATCCTTTAACATTTCTAGGATATTTTTTACCATTTATTTTAATTGTAAATGCTCGTGGTATACCATCTATATCTTTAGCTACTCTTGAAATTTTAATTCTCATGTCTGTACCACTCCAAACTTATCTAATACATCTAATTCTTGTTGTGTTATATCCTGTACAGAATACACTTGTATTAGTGTATCATTACTAGTCCACCATGTATTTTTATCAAAACCTTCGTCTTCTTTAATATCTCCATAGACTTCCTCTATCAGTATCTTATCTTTAATAATTCCTGCATCATAATCAGATTGAGTACCCATAGAGAACCAAGAGTAATCATGGTATTCATGTTCTCCATCTTGGATTTTATATGTTACTAGGAACATCTTCATTCTCCTCTATTTTATCTTCATAAAATTGAACAGTAGCTACAACACCTCTTGTTGCACTTGTTACAACTTGAAAATCAACATCATAAAATTCATTATCAAGTCTATTTAATAGTTCATGTTCTGTTAGTTTATCCATCTTTAATATCCTCCTCTATTGAATTAACTAATACTCTAACATTATCTACATGGTTTTTTATTCTAGATAATTGTCCCTCTATTATATCTTTATCCTTTGTAGAAGTATTGTTAGTCTTGGATAAAGCTCTGATAACATGAATTAAATCCATGTCTAATATGTCATGTTCTTTACTTTCTGAATGTGAATAGTATTTAAAATCATATTCATGTATATCAATAGGTGTATTTCTTTTCTCAATAACTTCTTGTAGTTCTATTAAATCTCTAATCTTCATTGTCTATATCCTCTCTTATTTTGTTAAATGATTTATCAATTAATTCTTCATCTTCGCTAGGATTATCATCAAGATAATTTACTAATGCCCAACGAATGTTTTCTAGTGCTTGTTCTTTAGTCATTTATCTAATCCTCTTGTTAAGTACCCACCATACATTATTACGCCACCTATTCCTAGCATAATTATACCAAGAAGTAAAGACCATTCTGTATAGTTGTCCATTATTTTTATAAAACCTATAAAGGCAACAAAGCCACCAAACATATATAAAGCATCACTCATCTTCTTGTTCCATGATGTGATGTAGTCTATGATTAATAATATCTAATAACAGATGCGTAGCTGTTGTGCTTGTTGGTGCAGTATCATATGCTAAATCACAGGTAAATTGCTGTAATGCTGTAACCATGTTTGGAATGGTAACTTCCTCCTGTAATTCTTCTGTAACATCTAACAGTTCATCATAAATTAATTCTCTTTGTTGATAGTCTGTTAGTTTTTTCTTACCTATTTTAATTATTTTCTTTTTCATATCTATAATATCAGCACTCATTTACCTCTTCCTCTTATTGTTATGTCTAATTTCTTTCCTCGTTTATTTGTGTAAGCACAATTCACACGCTGATCAGGATACTTACTGTCTATTTGTTTCTTAACTTTCTTTAAACTCATAGCCTCTAGTGTTTCTGTTTGTCCATCTTTATCTGTTATTAAATAACTGTATCGCATCTATTCATAACCTCCCTCTACTATAGCTACATCACCTACAATAACATCATCTACTACTCTTTCTAATGTATTGTACCAAAGTAATGTAGCCTTATGATTAATCTTTTTATTATCTTTTAACTTACCCTCTTCATCTATCCACATTTCTAAATTCTTATCCAATGAAATTAGTTGTATTATATCGGTGTGTATGTGTGGATAAATTTCTTTAAAGGTTGGTGTATCTTTAAACTCAAAGGTATATTCTTCACCATTCTCTTTAATTATTTTTGCTGAATATTTTTTTATTATTCCATCAAACATTACTTAATTCCTCATTATCTAAATCAATTAACATATCTATTCTTTTCTTCTCACTAAACTCCTCACACTCTTGCCATAAATCTTCTTTATTTTCTCCAGTTTCAGTACATAAATCTTCAAATTTATTTTCACTTTCCTCTTCTGTTACTGTACTTTGTCCTGCCATTATAGCTTGATACTCTTGATAGATGTTATATGCTCTTTCAAATACTCTTTCTTGATATCTATCTTCTTTCATGCTTTGTACTTGTGGTGGTAAACTCATCTTACTCTCCGTTTTATTTATCATGTCTTATATATATACTATCTAATTATTTTTTTCAATCTATAGTTGTTATAGGTTTTTCTTATAATTAATAAGTGTAGAGTAAATCAACCATTCCTATTGGTATTTCATTACTCTACACTATATAAGACAGGTACAAGACCGAAGTCTATATGCACATAGCTATTATATATTTTTTCTTTCATCTGCTACTGCCTTATTTTTGTTGGCTTTGTTCATACTTGATTGTACCGAAGTACCAAGACGGGAATTAATTTAAGCATTTTTCCCGTATGTTTTTCATGCCTGCACCAACAAAACTTTATTATATATTCAACCTAACATATCTTTATAATAATTTCAATCTATATGTTGTATAGGTTTTTCTTATAATTAAATGGGCAAGAACTCGGTCTGCATATCGTTCAGTTCTTATTAAGTGAATTTGCCTAGGACACCTATCACACCCATTTTTGCAAACAGACTTCGCTGGTTAATGTACGGAAGTTTTTGCCATAACTGTTTACAATCTCTTTTTTTACCATTTTCTTACCAATTTGGTAATTTCTTTTTAACCTATTAAATCTTATCGAGAATTTCTTTTATCTTTCTAGTGTATCTTACCCTACCAAACACCTCTAAAGGCTACTCCTTGCTCATTTATGAACTACTTTTTACAGGTTTTTATAAGTAACTGCACAAATTAAAATTCCTGCTATCAAATATGTTAAATGAAAGATTGAAGTTGCACTATCTCCACTCATGAAAAGTAAACCAAAAAGATTTACTATAGCTACACCAAAACCAAAATAAAAAATAAACCTAATCATTTTATAAACTCTATTATTATTTTCTTGACTGTTCCCTCTTTATCTTTTACTGCATAGACTGGATAACTTCCATCTCCATAGCCTGTATTAGATGCTATGGCAAAATCCCAACCACCTTGTTTTAATTGATGTTTGTTCTGTATAGTTAAATGACATATATTATTATAGGAAAAATCGTTATCCTCTTTTTTTACATAGTCATTAGCTTTATAATTTGTTAAATAGCATGGGTCAACTACTATAATTTGACCACTATCAACTGTTATATTACCTATTAATTTTTTCATTTTATCACTCTTCCTTTTTTCTTTATTGCCTCTATAATAGTGTTATCATTATTATGATTATAACATTTTAAACAATCAATACATTTTTGACCTGTACAATTTTGTTCTTTAGTAAACTTATCATAGTCTACATTGTTAAATGTTTTATCAAAATATTGTGGTATATCTCTGATATCTATAGGTTTATTTGTTATAGGATTGCTATAGACTAGTATTAAATTACTAGGTTTTTTATTGTTATCAAAATATTTTTTAATAATATTTTTTCTTTTACTCCACAAGGCAAAATTAGTTTTTGGATTATGTTTACATATAGATACTAGGTTCTGTAAATGTAATTCATTTATTAATTCTCCATGTGCATTAAATCTAAAATATAAATCATTTATTATTGGTACTTGATTATCTATATA